TGAGAAGTGCGGCAAAACGTTTCATTTTGATGTGATTCCGCGTCGTGGCGCTATTTGTTTTGGTTGCCATGTGAAATCTGTGAATATTGGTTTCACGTATGGTCGTGATAATTTTCATGGCCCCACCATTAAGGAACGTGAAAGAGAAATTTTAGGGAACGCTAAGCAGAACGGTGTTGAACCGGAGTTTGTGGGGAACAAGTGATCTAGATGCCTGCATGGTTGCAAATTGTGATAGCGGTTCTTGCCCCTAGCGGGGTGTTGGTCACGTTGATTGAACGGACACGCCGGGAAAATAACAGGGATCATAACCGTAACAGCAGTTTGTTGCAACAGATTGATGGTAAGGTTGATAAGATTGACGGCAGGTTGGATCGCCATATTGATTGGCACGCACATAAGGAGAACAGCAATGATTGATTACCGTGAGGCGTTCCGCCGTTCGGTCGCTACGTTTGTTGCGGGGGCAACGGCTTCACCGTTGACCGCCGCCGTGTTCGACGTATCTTTTTTTAAGGCGGCTGGTGTTGCCGGTTTGATCGCGGTGTGGAACTGGTTGGGCCGTGTCGCAGAAGCATGGGTTAAGTCCTGATGGCACGCCCTTCTAACAGCGATCTGCTTGCACGTTACCGCAAGAAAATTACTTTATCTAAGCGGTGGCGGCGTGAGGAAACGTATGATGATACGTGGCGTCGTTTGAACGACTTGTATCGTGGACGCCATTTCGATTATTTCGCTGAGGAAGATCGCGTGTTGGTCAACCTTGCGTTTTCTACGATTAACGTTATCGCTCCGTCTATTGCGGTGAATTATCCGAAGGTTACGGTGAACGCTGTGAATCCGGATAACGCACCGAACGCTGTGATTGCGGAAGCGGTTGTTAACTATTGGTGGCGTAACCGTAACTTTAAAGATCATTTCCGTCGCGCCGTTAAAGATTTTTTGATTTTTGGTCACGGCTGGTTGAAGGTCGGTTACCGTTACGTTGAAGAAGATCGCGTCGGTCAGGACGAAGATATTTCTGATCCTGCTGTGGACGCTAACGTGACCCAGACGAACACTATTATTTTGCAGGATGAACCGTTTGTCGAACGGGTTTCCCCGTTCGACGTTTTTGTTGATCCTGATGCTACGAATATGGATAACGCCAAGTGGGTGTGTCACCGTGTTCGTCGCCCAATCAGCGACGTTAAGTCCGATAAACGTTATGCTCCTAGTGTGCGGTCCACAGTTGAAGCGGTGACGTATGGCCGGTACACGGATGATCCTACTTCTAAGAAGGTGTATGATAAGGATGAGGGTTATGCGGATGTGTACGAGTTTTATGATTTGCGTAACAACACGGTGTCGGTGTTTGCTGAGGGTGGCGACGGTTTTCTGATTAAGCCGAAGGAAATGCCGTATTCGTTTGGTCATCCTTTTGTGATGTTGCGTAATTATGATGTGCCTGACGAGTTTTATCCGATTGGCGAGTTGGAGGCTATTGAGCCTTTGCAGCGGGAGTTGAACGCGACTCGTACTCAGATGATGAATCATCGTAAACGGTATGCGCGTAAGTATTTGTTCCGTGACGCTAATTTTGATTCTAATGGTCGTTCGGCTTTGGAATCGGATGATGATAATGTAATGGTTCCGGTTCAGGGTGATGTACCGTTGGGTGATGTTGTTGCCCCGTTCCCGGCGTTGATTAATCCGCCGGAGTTTTATAATCAGTCGGCGTTGATCCGTCAGGATATTGAACTTGTGTCGGGTGTCACAGAGTTTATGCGCGGCGGTGTGTCGGAGGTTCGTCGCACTGCTACCGAGGCCGCGTTGATTCAGGATGCGCAGAACGCACGTACTGCCGATAAGTTGGCTGTGGTTGAGAAGGCTACGGCTGAGGTTGGTCGTCGTGTGTTGCAGTTGGCTCAGCAGTATATGACTGGTGAGCAGGTTGCGCGTGTGATGGCTCGTGATGGTCAGCCGATGTGGGTCACGTTTGATCGTGATTATATTGCCGGTGAGTTTGATTTTGAGGTTGCGGCGGGTTCGACGCAGCCGAATAATGAAGCGTTCCGTCGTCAATCTGCTTTGCAGTTGGTGGATGCGATGGCACCGTTTGTTTCTGCTGGTGTTGTGGATGTGCAAAAGTTGGGTGCTTATGTTCTTCAATATGGTTTCGGGGTTAAGAACCCCGAAATGTTTATGGTGGAACCTGAGCCTGAACCGCTGCCGCAGCAGCCCACAGCGGAGATGATGCCTCCTGTTCCGGGTGGTGTCGGGCCGGGGGTTGATCCGGCTATGTTGGCGATGTTGGCTGGCCAGCAGGGCGGTCAGCCTCCGTTGCCGCCGATCTGATTTAAATATTTTATTTATTTTAGAACGCCGTATAGTATATATAGAGCAACCGTTTGGACTCTAGTTTAGGAGGGCGTAATGCCTAGCGAAGATATTAATGTTCCTGTTGTGGATAATCCTGCCGGTGATATGGGGGATACCGAAGCGGTAGGGACGGGCGGGGATCAGCCCGCTGCTGAGTATGAGTATGTTGATACGTCAGAGTTTGCTGATAAGTATGTGAAAGTTAAGGTGGACGGCGAAGAAGTTGATGTGCCGTTCAACGAAGCAATCCAAGGTTATCAGCGTCAGGCGGATTACACACGTAAAACTCAGGAGTTGGCTTCTCAACGTGAGCAGTTGCAGTTTGCACAAACTTTGCAAACAGCGTTGGAAAATAATCCGCAGCAAACTTTGGAAGTGTTGTCTCGGCATTACGGTGTTGAAACAGCGCAACGAATGGTTGCGGATGCACAATCTAATGCGAATACTGGTGTAACTAATGTTGCTCCGGAACCTGAGTTCGATGATCCGTTGGAACGTCGTGTTTGGGAAATGGATCAACGTATTCAACAGTATGAACAGGAACGTGCTACTGACCAATTGCAACGTGAGATTTCCCGTTTGCAGTCAACTTATGATGATTTTGTGCCGCAGGAAGTGGTGCGTGAAGCGTTGCGACGCGGAACCACCGATCTGGAAGGGACATACAAGCAGATTGCTTTCGACAAGTTACGGCAACGGCTGGCCACACAGGAAGAAGCACGGAATGTGGTTGCTTCCCAAAACCAGCAGGTTGTGGACGCCAAGCGTGACGCAGCGTTCATTGAAGGCGGGTCTAGTGCTAATGCTCCAACAGATAGTTCTGCGGGTTCAATTTCAAGTGTTGCCGATGCGTGGGCTGCCGCTAAGCAACAAATTGGTATGTAAACTTTCCTAGATTGGAGAAAATATTATGGCTGGTAACACCAGTTTTGACGAGTTGCTGTCAACTACTCTTGCTAATTATCGGGATCAGTTGACCGACAACATTTTCACGGCCCGTCCGCTCACGAATTTCCTGATGGACAAGGGTCGTATCCGCATGTTGGATGGTGGCACGAAGATTGTGGAGCCGCTGGTTTATGGCACTAACGACACTGTTGGTTCATACGCCGGTTACGACACGATTTCGTTGACCGCTCAGACCGGCATTTCTGCTGCCGAGTATGATTGGAAGCAGTACGCTGCTTCCATCGCTATTTCCGGTATTGAAGAAGCGAAGAACAACGGTGAGGCTGCTATCATCAACCTTCTGGAAGCCAAGATCATGCAGGCTGAGGAGTCGATGCGTGAAGGTTTCAACCAGATGTTCTTTGCGGACGGTACCGGTAACTCCGGTAAGGATTGGCTTGGTCTGGCTGCGATTGTTGATTCGGCTGGCACTGTGGGCGGCATTAACCGCGCTACTTCCGGTAACGAATTTTGGCAGTCGTATGAGGAAGGCACCGCTGGTGCTCTTTCGCTGGCTGACATGTCCACCGCTTACAACACCGTGTCGGTCGGCAACGACCATCCTGACATGGTGCTGACCACCCAAACCCTGTTTGAGAAGTACGAGTCGCTGCTACAGCCGCAACTCCGTTACACTGACGCTAAGACTGCTGATGCAGGGTTCCAGAACCTGTTGTTCAAGTCGGCTCCGGTGACCTATGACGTTCACTGTCAGTCGGGCACCATGTACTTCCTGAACAGCAAGTACCTGACGCTTGTCGGTCACACCGGCAAGTGGTTCGCTCAGACCGATTTCGTGCGCCCAGAGAATCTGGACGCCCGTTACGCTCTGATCATGTGCTACGGTAACCTGACTTGCCGTAACGCTGCGAAGCAAGGCAAGTTGACTGGCCGTACTGCCTGATAACTTGTTTCACGGGAAATGGGGCGGGGGATATTCCCCCGCCCCATCACCGTATATTAGAACGTTTCCGTGTAAGATATGAGCGGAGTTCCACTTTATTCTTACTATGGTGTCCCGGCTGCACGGGAGGCCCGTCAGGCAGCATACGATGACGCTAGAATTGCTGCTGCTTCTGCACCGTATCTGGGTCGCGGTAATCTGTGTGCCGCTAATAATGACACTTGTGAGGGTCGTCGGGCCAAAGGCACCGACTATTGTTACGGACATTTGCGTTCAATGGGTTTGGCTGGTAAGGAGGTGAACGCTGATGCCGATGTCAAGATTGACGTTGCAACAGATTCGTGACAATGCACGATCTATAACGGACACAGAGGCAGATGATGTTTCTGATGCTTTGTTGAATTTGTATATCCAAGATGGGTATAACCGTATCATTGATTTGGAACGGCGTTGGCCGTTCCTAGAAGTATCTTTTAGTTTCACCACTGTTGCCGATCAACGTGCCTATAGTATTGATGATTTCACGGATGATGATATCCGTGAAATTGTTTCTTTGGTTGATGATACTAATGTCCGGTTGGAATGGATTAGTTACGATTTGGCTGAGGAAACTTTTATTCGTTCGGCGGACGGGCCTGCCCGTCCGATGTATGTAGCGTTTTGGGCTGACCAGTTCCATTTGTTCCCTCGTCCGATGGGTGAGTACACTATTTTGGTTCGTGCTTATCGGGAGCCGGAGGATTGGATTTCTGCTGGCACAGTGTTGGATGGTCCTGATTCGTTTGATATGCCGTTGGTGTATTACGCGGTTTCACATATCTATAGGTCTCAGGAGGCTCCGACGATGGCGGCGGAGTATGAACGCATGTTTAATGACGCGGTTGCGTTTGCTCGTCGTGACATTATGAAACCTGATTCGTATTCACCGATGGTGTTGTCATCTGGTTCGTGGAAGCATCGTTGGCGGAACTGGCATACAACCGATTACGGTTACTGACATGCAGGCTTTCGCTGTTGAAGATTTTACTGGTGGTTTAAATCTTCGTGCCGATGTTTTCAATTTGGCTAAGAATGAGTCACCGGATTTGTTGAATGTGGACATTGATCCACGCGGCGGCGTGTTTCAACGTCGCGGCACTGCACAGTTTAACACTAGTGCTGTTGGTGGTTTAACTCCTGCTGATTGGGATGCCCAATCTTTGTATGTGTGGCAGCGGTCCACAGGTGACCCGCAGGTTTTGTTGGCTGCTGATAATAAAGTGTTTTATGCGACGACAGCCAATTTTACTGATACCACTATTGTTTCTTCTAGCACTAATTTTGGTGCACGGTTTGCTAGTTGGACTGATGGTTCTGACGATGTGGTGTATGTTGCTTGTGGTTGTTCTAGTGGTTCTCATAAGTGGGATGGTTCTTCTAAGACTAGTTTGACTGCTAGTGGTTCTGGTTCGTGGCAGGATGATTTGTTGTCTCCGACAACTGGTTATATGCCGTCTGCTCGTCATGTGGTTGCCCATAATGAAATGTTGTGGGTTGCGTGGACTAGTGAGGATGGGCAGATGTATCCTGATCGGGTGCGTTTTTCGCACCCGTTGTTCCCTGAGTCGTGGCGTGAAAACGATTTTGTGGATATTGTTCAGGGTGGCCGTGGTATCACAGCAATTGTTCCGTTTAACGGTCATCTGGTTATTTTTAAAGAGAACGCGGTGTTTGCGTTGTACGGGTATTCTGCTGAAACTTTCCAGTTGGTGGAAATTACCCGTGATTTTGGTGCGCCGACACCGATGGCGGTGTCGGCTACTGAAACTGGTGTCTATTTTTTTGATTCAACTAATGGTTTGTTCCGGTATGATGGCCGTCGTGTTGAATACATGTTTGACAATTTGAAACCTTTGTTGGATTTGAATGAGTATAACATTGGTGCGTTGGAACAAATCAGGTTGTCGGTTGTTGGTTTGAAGGTGTATTTGTCGTTGCCTGCTGGCGAGTCTGTTAGCGCGGAAACATATAATATGGCTGATGTGACTTATGCTTCTTCTTCTGTTAGTTATCCGGGTTCTGGTGTTGTTTATGATCAGGCGGCGTACACGTTTGATGATGTGTCGTTGAAGTATGATGGTCAGATCAGGTCGGTGTTGCCCGCTGTGACGTATGTGTGGGATTCCACTGTGGGTAAACGTGGTGCTTGGTCGGTGTACAAGTTGGCTGATGGTTTCGGTTTGGGCGCCGGTGTCCAATTTGTTGATTCTAGTAATAATTATCGGGAGTTGTTTGTTCACCCGTCGAAAGCGTATCTAGTGTATTTTTCTGATGCGGTGTACACGGATCAGGTTGCTGGCGGCACACAGGAGTTCCAGTCGTATTATACAACTAGTTGGCATGATGCTGGCCGTGCGGATTCTAAAAAGTTTTGGCGTCGCCCTGATTTTGTGTTGAACCGTACTTTGGATTCTTACACTTTGGATGTTAATGTGTTCCGTGAGTGGGATGGTTTGCAATCTGATCGTTCTTTTGAGTTGGTGTCTGACGCTTATTCTGCTGGGAATGTTGGTTCTAATTGGACTCCTAATTATGGGTCTGCTGTGGTGCGTGGTAACGGGCTGGGTTTGGCTCGTTCTGTTCAGTTGCGTGTTGCTGGTAAGGGCGGACATTTTTGGGGGTTGAACGGGTTGACGTTTAAATATAATCCTAGGGGGGTGAAGCCTTGATGGATGCGTCTGGTCGTCGCTGGTTCGCTCCGAATATACGGGATTTTGTTGGCCCTGATTCGTTGGCTTTAACTAGGGTGTTTGGGTCATTGACGGAGTATTTTCGTCGGTCGGTTGGTGTGTGGCGTAAGGTGACTGGCACTACTGATGCTGGTGGTGAGTTAACTGTTCCGCATTATGCGCCGTTTACACCGTCTGCTGTGTTGATTACGGAAACTTTTGAGGGTGCTGGCACACATTCACAGGGTGCGTTTCATATTGATTCTGTGGATAAAGACAATGTGACTGTACATTTTTTGGTTTCTACTAGTGGTAACGATAGGGCTAATACGTTTGTTGGTTTCTATATGTTGTGTTTGCCGTAATATCGGTGTTCTAGAACGAAATAGGTTATTGTGATGGCAGTTAAAAACAGGGGCAAAACTGATTTGATGCGACGTTCCCGCCGTGGGCCGGGTACGTCGCTTCCTGCTACCCCATCTTTTTCTGACACTAGTTTCAGTAAATCTATGGCAGGTGTGGACGCCCCCAGTGTTACGGCTCCTACAGCGGACACAGTGCAAACCACTGATTTCGGGTTTGCTGGCACAGATTTTGGTTTGTCTGAGGCGGCTGCTCGCCGCCGTTTCAATGAGCAAACGTTGGCTTCTCAATTGCGGTTGGCGGATGTTGGCCAACAGACGCAACGCGGGTTGCGTGATGTGTCACAACGTTATGCGCGTGCTGCTCCCGGCCAGATCACTGGGTTCACTGGCCGTGGTTTGGGCAGATCGGGTTTGTTTAGGGAAGCGATGCAACAGTTTGCTGGCGCGCAGCAATCAGAGTTGGCTGATTTGGCGCAGACGCAGCAGGCTGCTCAGGTTGCAGAGGAGTTGCGTCAGCAGCAGGCGGCACAGGATTTGCAGGATGAGTTGGATAGGTTGGAGTTGGCTAGGCAGCAGCAGATTTTGTCTGATGCTGCGGCGTTGCAGGAGTTCGCTCCTATTGTCGGGTTGTTTAGTTAATAGGGGTTTATGATGGTTGGTGTTCGTCGTTCGTTGCTGTCACGCAAGGTTCGTAACCCTATTGGTAACGATTGGGTTTACGATACCACTACGACTACTAGTCCTAGTCAGTCTCCTGCTGCTGCGCGTGTCGATTTGCAGTTGGGGACTGATTTTTCTGGTCTTGATTCTACAATTCGGCCAACATTGGATCGTGTTGGTGGGCGAGTTGTTCCAGCGTCGTCTGGTCCGACGGCACCAAGATACACTGCTACCTCTGCGCCTTGGCTGTCCCCTAACGCTCCTCGGGCTGTTCCAGATGTTGTAGCGCCTGTTCCTGCCCCTCCAAATGTTGTAGCGCCTGTTCCTGCCCCTCCAAATGTTGTGGCGCCTGTTCCCGCCCCACGTGTTTTTGATTCCGGTGCGTATTCTGGTGCTGCGGGGATGTTCACTCCTAGTGCTGCTGTTGGTGTTCGCCCATCAACTACACCTGCTTCAACAGGTACTTTTGGTGGTTATACACAAACTGATGCTGACCGGTTTATGGAAGCGATCCGTAATGCTGCTGATCCTGTGACGGGTTTGGTTTCTGGTGGTGCCGGTGCGTTTGGTGCACCGTCTATTGCTGATCCTACTCCTTCGTATGGTCAGGATGTTTTGTGGGCCGATTATGTTGCCCGTCAAACAGCGCAGGGAACGGCTGATGCGGAAGCCGCTGCTGCTGCCGCTGCCGCACAGGCTGCGGCTGCGGCGGAACAACAACGTATCGCAGATTTAACTGGTTCATACACTGATTCTGTTAATTTGTTGAATGAACAGTTGTTGGGTTTGGGCGGGACGTATGATGATTTGTCTGCTGCGGCGCAAGCCCAGTATGACACTCAGTTGGCCGCGTTGAACGAGTTGTATTCCGGTTTAATTTCGGAGGCTGAGGGACGTTACGCTGATCAGACGGCAGCGTTGGACGAGTTGTTTGCTGGTTACGGCACCCAGTTGGGTGCCGCGACGGAAGCGGCCACAGGCCGGATTGATGAGGCGTCTGCTCAGGCGTTGGCACGGTTGGCTGGTATTGATCCGCAAGCACAGTTCAGGTTTGATGTGACTGCTGGTGGTGTTCCGCAGGCTGCGTCTGCGGATTATTTGCGTGCGATTGGTGCGTCCACAGGTGATGTGGAGGCTGCACAACAGTTGGGTCAGTCGTTGTTGCAACAACAGTTGGCTTCTGCCCAGCAGTATTCTGGTGGTTTGCAGGATGCGTTGATGCGTGAACGTGCGGCACGTGAGGCTGCTGCTGGTTTGATTTCTCAGGATGCGTTGTCTAGGTTGGCTGCTCAGCAGGCTGCTTATGAGTCTCAGTTGGCTGGTCAGCAAACTGCTCAGTCTGCTGCGATTGCTAATGCGTTGGCTGCCGAGTTGCAGGGTTTGCAGACAGGCCAGTTCGGTTCTCAGCAGGATTTGTCTAATTGGTTGTTTGGCCAGCAGACAGGGTTTACTCAGGCGGAAGCGGATGAGGCGCAACGTTTGCGTGAGTTGTTGTTGGAGTATGGTTTGTCGGCTGCTGCTGAGGGTGTTGATATTCAAGATTTGATTTCTGGGATTTTGAATCCTGTTGTTTGATGATTGGGGTTTGTGATGGATGAGGAGTTGTTGGCACAGTTGTTGCAGGGTTTGGGTCCGCAGGTTTCTCCTGCGGCCCAGTTGGCAACTGGTCAGGGTGTTTCTCGTACCACGTTGAATCAGTTGTTGAACCCTGAGTTGTTGTTGGGTACTGGTGTTGCTAGTCCTTCTGCTTTAACTAGTGATTATGAACGTTATGTTCAGTCGGAGCGGGATGTGTTGCGTCGGGCTGCTGAGGAAGATTTGCTTAAAGCGCAGCAGGATTGGGTGAATAAACGTAATTCTGTTGTTGCGCGTTATACTGTTGAGCCGCCACAGTTTTTTTCTGATGTTGCTTCTAGGTATGCTAATGATGCTTTTGTTACGGAAAGCCTTTTGATCCCTATTCAAACAGGTGCTTTTTCCGCAAGCCAAGTGAAAACCCAAATGGCCGAACCGAAAGATATAGATTTTTGGTCACAGCAGTATGCGCCTCTTATCCAACAAATTGCTGCAAGAGAAGGTCGTGCAGAAGTTAATGTTGCATCAGAGTTGAATAACAAAAGTTTTGATCAGGTACTTCAAGATTATTTTGATTATTCCCCAGATCAAGTTTTCCGTCTTAAAGAGGACTTGGATAGTTTCGAAAGTGAAGCACGCACTTTCCGTCGCAACTTGTTAGAGTATGAAGAAGAATCTGAGCAGGCTTCCAGAGATTTGGCTTCTGAACTGGAACTGTTGGGTCCTGCCCCTGTGACTGCTAATGTTCCTGAGTTGGATACGGATGCTGCATGGCGTGACTATTCTAAATCTTTAGGTTTGGAAGGTTTGTCGTTGCTGCCTGATCCTCAGGCGCGTTATGATGTTCCGACCGATATGATTTTGGATCGTCGTCGGGCTGCTAGGCCGTCTGGTCAAACGTTGGCGGAGGAATTGTTGGCTCGTCAGGCAACCGAGCAACGTCAGCGGGGCGTTGTGGAGGCACCCAGTCGTTTTCAGGGTGTGGAAGCCACCAAGATTCCCGGTGTCACATATATGCAGGCACCTAGCCGTTCTGATGCCGAACGTCAGGAAGCACGCCGGTTGTTGGCTGCTGCTACTATTCCGCAAGGTTTGGGTCGTCCGGTTGTGACCGCACCCACCAGAACTGGTCCTAGTGGTGTTCCGTTCCGTGTCCCTGAACGTTCCGCTGCTGTGGCTCAGGCGTTGGCTGCTAATCAGCCGACGGAATGGTTGCGGCAGGCTGCGGAAGCGGAGCAGGCTGCGGCCCGTTTGGAAAGCGCCGCTATTGGTAGGGGTTTGGCTGCTGCGGGTCGTACACCTTTCCAAGATGCGATGGCACAAATGTTGCGTTACGGAGTGTTGGAAGCAGGAGCGTAAACTATGGCTGTTAGCCGTGGTCCTTTGGGCAGAAAGTATGATATTGGTTGGAGTGTTCCGGATGATGAAACAACTGTTGTAAGACCAACAGTTTCTGTTCCCAGTGTTGCACCGTCACGGTTACGTCCGGTACCTGCGGTTCCTGACGTAACCGAACCATCACGTATAACTGGTATTTATACTAGTTCCGGTGGTTTGATGGGCGGTCCACAGCGGGAGGGTGATGGCGCTAGGGAAACGCCTAGTTCGGATGTCCAATCTGCTGTTGTTTCTGCCCGTCAGGAGTTGGCAGAAATTCCGGGTGTGACTGGTGAACGTTATGCCGATTTGGTTTCAGATATTGAAGATATTGCTGCTGGTGAGTCTGATGGTGGGGGCGGTAGTTTTTGGGAGAATTTGCGGGCTGACCGTATTTTTGCTGCTATTCAAGATGCTGTTGTTCCTGATTTTGTTATGGAAGGCGCGACTGCTGCTGGTGAAGATATTTTGCGTGCTGTTGCGGTTCCGGGTCGGACGGTGGAATCTGTTGCTAAAGAGTTAACTGATTTGGTTACTACTGATCCACGTAAAACAGAGTTCAGTGTTGTTGATTTGATCACACAGCCGTTTGATTATGAAAACTTTAACCCAGAGTATTCCCCTGTTTCTTCTGCTATTGAGTTGTTCGGTGGTGATCCGGGTTCTACTGCTGCTTTTTTTGATAGTGTTCTAGGTTTTGTCGGCAAGGCGGCTTCTGATCCGACTACTTATTTGTTGGCGACTCCTTTGGGTTCTCAGGGTGCTGTTGGCCGTCAGGCTGCTGCCCAAAAGTTGTTGTCTTGGCAGCGCGGTTTACGTTCGCAGCGTCCTGTTTCTGGTGGTCGGACGGCTGCTGGCCGTCCAACGGGTACGGCACCTTTAACGGGTGGTGTACCTGAACCTGTTGCTAGTGTTGCTGGGCGTGGTTTGTCGGAAGTTGAACAGGCTTCTTTGGCGCGTGACATTTATCGTTACGGTATCGACAAGTTGCCTCCTGAGATTCGTGATGCTGCTGCTGCCGCAGGTATTTTACCTCAGGCCGGTGTCAGGGTTTATGGTCAAAGGATTCCGTGGACTGAGGGTGCCGGTGAAACTTTGGCTTTGGGTATTAATCGGTTGCGTGCCAAGTTTGGTGACATTGGTGGTGGTGCTGTCGGTGTTGGTTTGACTCCGCGTAGCCGTGCACCGTTGGCTGGTGTGGCCCGCGCCGCTGGTGAAATCACTGATCCTACTGATGTGCTTGATCGTTTCGCTACTGTGCGTGCAGCACAGGAAGCGAAGTCTGCTGCTGGCCAGTTCACTAATCGTTTTGCTGGCAGATATGGCGCGTTGGTTAAGGAATTGTCAAAGTTGGATGAGAACGAAAGTGCTATCGTTATCGCTTTGGTTGAGGGGGAGATAAAATCGGTATCACCGGGTGATGAACGTTTGCTCAGGTTGGCACAAACTTTGGCTTCCGCACAGGGCGAAATTTTGTTTGAGTTCAACGCTGCCCGCCAAGCGATCAGCAATGCTGCCGGTTTACGTTTGGAACCTGTTGGCACTATTGATAACTATGTGCATCGCACGTTAACTGATCGCGCCCGCAGTTGGTTCCGTAAACCCAGTAACAAGCAACAATCTCGTGTTGTTGCCGATAATTTCGGTGTGGACGCTCCCGCGTTGCGTGCGAACGAAGGTTTCACAATGTCCAGAAAGTTGGACGGCAAGTTCCTTGATGAAACTTTGCAGACTGGTCCGCTGATCACGAAGTCTGATGGCACTCAGGTTCGTGCGGGAACGATTGAAGAAATCAACAGCATTTCTAGAAAGAAGTTGGGATTCGACATGTTCGAATCCCGTGCAGAAAAAATCCTTGCTAACTATATCCAGTCGGTTGGTAAACAGTTACAACGGCAAACGTTTATTGACAGGATGTTCCAGTTCCGTCCCGGTTCAATCGCACCGTTGATGGGAACTTCCAAGATTGCGCAAAGCACAGCGAAAGTTGTTGACGATTTCAACAAGGCTGTGGCCGCTATTGATCGTGCTATTGCCGGTGGTTCCGGTATGCCTGCTGCCGAAACCGTTAGGGGTCAGGCACGTGAAATTGTTTCCAAGATGGGCAGAATTGCACGTGAGGTTTCCAGTCCGGGGTTTGCTGAAACACGCAAAGCCCAAAGGGCTGCGCGTGTTGCCAAGGAACGTTTAGATAATTTGCAACAAGAGATTGCGGCCACACGGCAAGCAGCGGAATCTAGGCGTGTTGAAATTGATCAGGCCGCGTTGGATGTTTTGGCTCCGTTGGAGGCACGGGTTAAAGCGTTGCAGGAGGCTATCGCGCGGGGCGAAGGTGAGATTGCTGTCGCTACTGAATGGTTGCTTAGTAAGCATCGCCAGTTGTTCCCTGATATGGTTGATCGTCCGACGGCTCCTGCCGAGTTGGCGCGAGATATTATTCGTGAAACGGATCAGAAGTTGTCTGGTGCTGCCCGTTCCAGTGTTGTCGGGAAAACGGAACGTATGGCTGCTCAGGCTAAACGGCAAGGGACACAGGTGGATGTGCAGGGTGCACCTGTTGCTTTGTCTGAGGCTAAGAAAGAGTTGCCTAAGGTTTCCAAGCAGGTTCGGCAAGCGGAGACAGCGTGGAAACGAACTGTTCAAACTGATCCTGTGTTGAAAGAATACGGGTCGTTGAACAATAGGGCTGCTCGTGCTGCTGCTAGTTATGATGCGAAGTCTGCTATTGCCGGTGAGGCGGAACAGTGGATGGCTACTGTCGGTGACTTGTACGCTGCCGATATTAAAAAGATCACCGATTTGCTTAACGACATGCCGAAGGCTGGCGATGGTTATGAGATGACTGTTGCTTGGGTGAACAAAGTTAAAGACACGTTTGATAGCCTTGTGGCGACAGAGATGGATGATTCAACACGTGAGGCGTTGACACGTGTGTTGGCCCAGTTGTTCGGTGAGGAATCTTTGTTGGCTCGTCGGGAAGGCACACGTTTGCTGGCCGAAGGCGCAGAAAAATATGAACAACGTGTCCGTGCCGGTCTTGTAGATGAAGGGTTCACGGAAGAAATTATTGCTGGTTGGAAAGCGATCAGCGAAATGCAGGTGCAGGTTAACCCGCAGTTGGCTAACACAATCAACGGTGTTTACTCTGGTTTAGTTGACGACATGGTTAAGGCTATCGCACGTGATGGCCAACGTACTTTGTTAGGCCAAATGTATGACATCAGTTTGGGTTATTTTAAAGGTACCGCTATTTTGACTTTGGGTTTCACTACCCGTAACGCTGTTACGGCTGCGTTCAACAACTGGATTGCTGGTGTCAGTATCCGCCAGATGAAAGAGTCGTTGGATTTCGCTAGGAACTGGCGTAGGTACGGGCTGGAAGGTGCGTACACAATGCTGGGACGTTCCAGCGGGGAACAGGCGGTTGCCCGTATGCGTTCCGCTGTGGACGCTTTGCTTGCTACTGGTGGCGGTAAGAACGTTGACGAAATTATCCCTGTTGTGGGCCGCAAGAATCGTCGCCGGTTTAATAACAAGGTTGCCGACTACACCGTCGGTGTGGGCGGCGAACTGTTGTTCCGTCCGTTTGCTGGCCGTTTGTCCGCTACGGCGCGGCGGGCTAACGAATGGGTTGAGATCGGTATGCGTTTGCCGTTGGCGTTGAACTCTATTGACAGGGGTGGCAGTGTTGTTCAGGCTGCGGCAGCGATTTCTCGTTTCCAGTTTGATTACAGTGATCTTAGTCCTTTTGATGAGCAAGCAAAGTTGGCTATCCCGTTCTGGGTTTTCGCCAGCCGCAACATCCCGTTGCAAACTATTAACCGTGCGATTGCTCCGGGTAAATATAATGCTTATGACAGGTTCCAGCAAGGCATGGAACAGTATGAGGACCCTGAGATGTCGTCGTGGCGTAAGGCACGTAACCCGATTAGTTGGTTGGGTGACTGGTACACTGATCTTGATTTGCCGTTCCAAAATTTGGCTGGCGAGGCAGCAGATTTAACGTCGTTCCCCGGTTTGATTGGTCAGGCTTCTCCGTTCCCACGTGCAGTTCTTGAAGGCGTAACGGGACAACGGGTCGCGTTCGGTACTTCGTACCCGTATTCGGACGATTTTGTTCCTGTTGCTCCACTTGATCCTGTTGCACAGTTGGTTTCGTTGGTGGCAGGTGAACAGCGTGGCGATGAACGTGTTGTGCGTGAAAGCGATGTGCAATCTTTA